CATCTGCAGCAGGTCGGTGAGATTGACGCCGCGTAGCTCGCCGGCGGCCGGCTTGCGCAGGCTGACCGAGGTGATCTCGGTCTCGCCGCGCTTGATGGGGGTGTCGAGGGTGATGGTTTTCATGCGGTCTCCTTGGGTGGAGCCCCGCCCGACAATTCGGGCGGGGCTGCCGGATGCCTGTTTCTCGTGCGGGGCTTCCTCTTCGGCCGAGCCGTGGGACACACAGGCAAAGTCCACGGCGCAGCATCGAGGTCAGGCGCCCCTCTCGGGTGTATCCCTTACGCCAGCCCGATGGCCTTGCGCTGCTCGGCCAGCATGTCGACATCATTGACGACCTCGATCATGTTCAGCAGATCGATCTCGATCACCGCCTTGCCGTCGATGCTGAGCTTGTAGTAGGTCAGCGTGCTCTTGACCACCGTCTTGCCCTTGTCGCCGGCCTTGGCGTCGCCCGGGTCGATCTCTTCATGGCGGCCGCGCACGACGATCTCGACGGCCTGCACCTGGGCGGTGTCGTCGCGCTGGTAGGCGCCGGCGAAGCGCAGGCCGATGCCGGCGGCCTTGGTGCAGCCGTATTGCTGCAGCACCTGCAGCACGATGCCGGCGCAGGTGGTTTCCATCTCGAGGCCTTCCTGGCCCAGATCGACCTTCACCGGGCCGTTCATGCCGCCGCCGCGAAAATCCTCCATCTTGCGCTTGAGCTTGGGCAGTTTGACTTCTTCGGCGACGCCCATGTAGCTGGCGGCTTCGTTGAACAGGTTGAAATTTTTGAGGACGCTGGGCAGCATGGTCGTCTCCTGTGGGGTGGTGAATTAGCCGCCGATCGCCGCGGCGAAGTCGACGAGGTAGCGATCGGTGATGAGCTGGCGGAACATCAGGTTCTCCAGCGGCGGCACCGGCGTGTAGTCGTAGTCGATGTAGAGCTTGCCGTCCTTGAGCGTGGTCGGGCTGTTGACGTCCTCGGCGTACCAGGCCTTCCCGTCGATGATGTAGCCCAGCCCCTTCAGCTCACGGAACTTGGCGTTCACGCCGTCGATGATGTCGCGCGCCAGGGAGGGGTTGAGCGGCTTGTCCACCGCCCACATGTGCGCCTCGGCGATGGTGTCGGCCAGCACCTGCGCGGTGCGCACGGCGCTTTCGAAGACGAACAGCGGGTCGGCCGAACAGGTGCGCGAGCCCCAGAAGCGGAAGCCGCCTTCGCGGATCAGCGTGGTGATCTCGTTGCCGTTCAGGTAGCCGGCGTCGGTGGCGGGGTCCTGGAGATCCCAGAACACGTCCTTGCTGATGCCGGTGACGTCGTTGATCGGCATGTTCGACAGCGTCTTGTGCCAGCCGATCTGTTCGTCCAGCTTGGCGCGCAGGCCGATGGCCTTGGCCGTGGCCCACACGGTGTCCGCGCCCTTGAGCCAGTCCGGCCAGATCACCATGACTTCGCGCTGGCCGAAGCCCTCGCGGTAGGTGTTGGCGTCTTCCTTGGTCGCGGCGCCGTGGGCCGAGATGTAGGCGAAGGCGCGCAGCTGCTGCGCGATGCCGGCCAGCGCCGTGGCCACGGTCAGCGTGTCGAGGCCCGGGCAGGCGAGGATGCGCGGCTTGACGCCGAGCTTGGCCTTGGCCGTGAGCAGCGCCTTCATGCCGGTGTAGGCGCCGTCGACCGTCACGGTGCCGATCACGTTGGTGCTGGTGGCCGCATCGTCGACGCCGGGCGCCACGCGCACCACGACGCACATGGCATTGCCCTCGCCGCCGATGGCTTCGAGCACCTTCTTCAGCGTGCCGGCAACGCCGGCCTTGGCGATTGCCGCATTGACGCTGGTCACCAGTACCGGGGTGTCGAGCGGGAAGGCGACGGCGTCGGCATCAGCGGCAGTGGCGACGAAGCCGATGATGGCGGTGGAGATGGTGCGGATCGGGCGGATTCCGTCCGAGGCTTCGATGACGCGTACGCCGTGATGGTAATCGGTGGGCATGGCAGGAGCTCCTCAGGTGGCTACGGGATGGATGATGGCGCGCACGCGCGGGAAAGTCCGTGGCGCGCGGTTGTAGGGCGGGTGATTACAGCGGCATTCATCGCGTCGATCATCCGACCCGCGCGATGGTGAAGGTCTGGGCGTTCGGGATATATGCCGCGACGCCACCCTCCGTGTGTGCGCGGACCACCGAACCGGCAGCCAGCCAGCCCGTCCAGCTGACGGATATCGACGAGTTGGCCACGAAGCTCTCCGCCAGGACTTCGGCGGTGGGTACGGCGTTGATGCTGATGGTCGGGTCGGCGGTGTTCAGCGATATCCCGGCGTGCGAGGGGTTCACGGGGTTCTCCGAGAACTGGATCGCGTACATGCCGTCCGTGTTGATGGTGAATGACGCGCCGAGCGTGGCCGAGTCGGCGTAGGTGATGTCCGTCCCCTGGTTGGTGACCACGTTCGAAAACCGGCGGATCTTCGTCGAGATGCTGCCGTAGCCGTTCGCGGTATTCAGCCGCACCATGCTGTCGATGGCGGCGCTGGCCACCGCGGCGGCGACGAAGGCGGTCGATGCCAGCTGCGTCGTGGCGGTGCCGGGTGCCGCGGTGGGAGCGGTCGGCGTACCGGTCAGGGCGGGCGAAGCGAGCGGGGCCTTGAGCGCCAGCGCATTGGTGATGGTGGTCGCGAAGTTCGGGTCGTCGCCCAGCGCCGCAGCCAGCTCGTTGAGCGTGTCCAGCGCAGCAGGAGACGAGGCGACCAGGTTGGCGATCGCGGTGGCGATGTCGGCCGGGCTGGCGGCGCCGAGCACCGTGCGGGCGGCGGCGGCATCGACCGCGGCCAGCAGGGTGCGGGCGTAGGCGGTGAGGGTCGCGGTGGCCACGGCGTCGGCGCCGGTGGCGTAGATCATCTTGTCGGCGGCCAGCACCAGCGCGGCCAGCGCGGTCAGCGTGCCGTCGAGCGGCTGCTTGCCGGTATCGAGGGCCTCGACCAGCTGCTTCAGGTAGGCGGTGCGGTTGGCCAGCTGCCGCGTCGGCACGTTATCGATGCCGGCGGGACCGCCTTCCACCGGGTCGGTAGTCTCCCACTGATAGATGCCGGCTTCCCAGCCAGGGGTTTCAATGAGGTCTGCCATGGTCTATCTCCATTAGTTGATGACGCCGCGGGTATAGGTACCGGCGCGCAGGGCGGCGCCGTTGTGGCGGATCGCCACCTCGCGGTAGTCGATACGCGCCAGATGCACGCAGTTGCGCACCACCCTGCGTAGCGCCGCGATGATGGCCAGCGACTGGTCGATGGTGATGGCGCGCTTGAGCACGACGGCATAGGTCGCCCAGGACGCGGCGCCGCCGCGGTGGTAGAGCCCGGTGCGCGTGATCTCGCCGTCGTGGTGCTTGAAGTCGGCGCGCTCGATCAGCGTCGCGTCGGCCTGCTCGACGGTGGCCAGCGCGCGGCGGATCGCCGCCGGCGTGCCCTTGTGGCGGTGGATGTAGAGTGCGTTGGCGATGGCGGCGCGCTTGCGGTCTTCGCCCCAGGTGGCGTCCCAGTCATCGACCGCCAGCGCCCAGGCAAGGTGCGGCAGCAGCGCCAGCGGGCAGCGCTGTGCGTCCCACAGCATCGGCACCCGCGCGGCCGGTGCGAAGCGGCCGGTCGAGGCCGACACGGCGCGCTCGAGCGGGCTGGAACTGTTCGGCAGCAGGGTCGGCACCGGGATCGGCATCAATCCTCCACGGCCACGACGGTCACCGTGATGCCGGTGCAGCGCGGCGCCTGCCCGATGGTGCAGACCACGTCGGCGGCCGGCAGCGTGATCGCACTGCGCTTGACGCCAGGCTGCTGCGCGGCGGCCGTAATGGCCGAGAGCGTGATGTCGTTGTCGAGCTGGTAGCCGTTGTCGGCCAGCGCCTGCAGCGCGGCGGTGGCGGCGGCCTGCGCGGCGTCGCCGGCGGGGCCGGGATAGACCGTGAGGTCGATGTCGATGGCGTAGTCCACCGGCGTCGCGGCATAGACGGCGACGTTCTCCGAGAGCGGGCGGACTTCCTCGTCGTTCAGCGCGGCCAGCACGATCGCGATCACTTCGCCGGTGGGCACGCCGCCGCCGATGCGAGACAGCACATACACCGAGGTGGTGCCGGGCTCGGGGCTGTCGACCGAGACGCTCTTGATCGAGCCGTCCGCCGACAGGGCGTGGAAGCGCCAGGCATCGCGCGGGCCGGCGACGCTGTAGCTGGCGGGCTTGAGCGCCAGGCGCAGGCGGTAGTCGGCGTCGGACTCATACACGGCGGCCACCGGCGGCACGGGCACGGGATCCGCCGGCGTGACCAGCAGCCGCGCTTCCTGGTAGTAGGTGACGCCGATATGGTCGAGGTCGGTGCCGATCGCATAGGCCAGCAGCAGGGCCTGCGCCTCGTCGTTGTAGCGGGCGCGCAGCAGCAGCTCGCGGTAGGCGGCCACCTCGAGCAGCTTGACCAGCGGCTCCGATTCGAGATCCAGCACATCGGCCGCGGCCGGATGGCGGGCCACCAGGTCGGCCTTGAGCTCGGCCACGATGCTCTCGAAATCGAGCGCCTCGATCACCTGCGGCGCGGGAAGCTGGGACAGATCGATTTCCATGGCTAGACCTGGACGGAGAGACTGACGGCGCTGCCGGCGCGCGGGCCCGCGCGGCGCATGGCGTCCATGTCGATGACGGCGATGCCGGCCGCATCGAACGAGAAGCCGACCCGGGTCAGCGCGACGCGCGGCTCCCAGCGGGCCACGGCCATCACGGTGGCGGCCTTGAGGCGCAGCTGGTTGGCGGTGTTGCCCGGATGGTCGATCAGGTCGGGGATCAGCGAGCCATAGTCGCGACGCATGACGCGGCTGCCGATGCGCGTGGTGAGGATGTCGCGGATCGATTGCCGGATGTGCGGCAGATCGTCCATGGCGCGGCCGCTGGCGGCGTTCATCCCGCTCATGTGGGGCCGCCCGTGTTGGCGCCGCCGGCGACCACGCCGCTGTGCGTGTGCGTGTGCAGCACGATGCCGTTGCTGCTGAGGCTGCCGCCGGCGTGGCTGAAGTCGCCGCTGATGATGTTGTCGTTCACGCCGCCGGTGCCGGCGATGCCGTTGCCGTAGGTGAGCAGATCATCGACGGTCAGCGTGCCGTCGACCTGGACGTTGCCGGTCATGTGCGTCTCCGGCGTGTCGAGCGTCACGGACACCGCGGCCTGAATCGTCGCGGTCTGGATGCCGCTGGCGGTCAGCGCGCCGCTGGCGTGGTTGTAGGCGATGCGCGCGCCGTCCGGGTAGTCGATTACGTGCTCGCTGCCGCTGGCGCTCGGCGCCGGATGCGCGGTGCAGAAGATCCCGGTCAGCACGATGCCGCCGGCCGGCTCGCCGCTCGGCGAAAACACGATCACCTGCTCGCCCACGGTCGGCGGCTCCCAGGTACGCGTGGCGCCGGCGCGGCGCTCGATCCAGGGCAGCCACTCGCTCTGCAGCTCGCCGCTGGCCACGCGGCAGCGCGACGAGGCGTGATCGACTTCGGCGATGGTGCCGACGCGGATCAGGTTCTCGATCAGGCGGGAAAGATGGGCGATATCCATGTGGCGACTATGCCGCGCGCGCGGGCGCTGTCCGAGGGCGTGCCGTTGTGCCGCGCATGCTTACATCATCCGCGCGACAACTGCGCCAGAACAACGTCGCTCACGGCCTCGATCTCGGGCGGCGTCAGGCCGAGCAGCTGCCGCTCGGGGTATTGCACCTCGGGCCCGCCGCGCCGGTTCACCTTGTCGCGCAGGCCGTGCTGATGCACCAGGGCCATGCGTTGCACCTGGGCGGCGAAGGTGACCACGGCCGTCTCCGGCGTCACCTCGGCCTTCATCCAGCGCGCAGTGCGCAGCCGGCTGAACATCTGCCGCCGGGCCTTGGCGCGGATCGCCCCCTTCCTGTTCCGCAGGGGTGATTTGCGCGGCGCGTAAGGCGTGCCGTCCGGGTTGAGCTGTGCGGCGATGCGTTTGGCCTGCGAGCCGAGCAGATTGTTGGCGATGCGCCGGGCCAGCCCCCGCCGTTCGGCCGGCGCCAGGCGCGCCAGCAGGCCGGAGCAATGCGCGTCGAGCGGCGCGAGTTCGTTCATGCCTGCACGTCCACGCCGGCGGCATACAAGGTCCAGCCGGTGGGTCCGGTCAGATCCTCGAGCGCCGGCGGCGCGATGTGGGTGGCGACGTAGCGGCCGTCCTGCTCGGTCACCACCACGGCCTCGGTCAGCGGGATGGTGATCTCGATGTCGGCCTTGTCGTGGTCGATCAGCTCGGCCTGGAACTTGATCGCCTGCTCGATCTTGTCCGGGTGCTGCATCAGGTCGGACTGGTTGACCGAGATCCAGGCGAGGATCGGGATCATCAGGGTGTCGGCGTGATCGCTGTAGTCGGTAACGAGCAGCACCAGGTCGTAGCGATACTCGAAGGACATGCCGCCGCCGAGCCGGCTGGCGATCACACCGCTCTCGATGAAGACCTCCAGCTTGTCCGGGTCAGCCTTCAGGCAGGTGACCGAGGCCTCCAGGTGCGCGCGCAGCTCGGCGGCCTTTCTCATGGCGCGAAGGCCTCGCGCACGGCGTCCTGCAGCGCGATCAGTTGCTCTTCGGTTGCCCGGCACTGCTCGGCTTCGCGTCCGTGCTGTGCTGCAATGTCTGTGAGGACAACCGGGCTGGCGGCTTCATCAGCAGCTCCATCTGGGGCGGGTAGCTCGCCTCGGTTGGCGCCGTTCCACAGGCGCACAAAACCGGCAGGCACAGTGCAGCGACGATCAGCTTCCTGGGTGACATAGACGGGTACCTCCTTGACGATGGTTTCGCCGGCTTCGCGCACGACCTGCACGCGGTCGACGTAGCGGGTGACGACGGTGGCGACCTTATTGCCCACGCGCACCTGGCGCTGGGCGGTAGCGGCCTCGCGCCGGGAGTCGGCCAGATCCCAGCGGATCTGCACGTGGGCGGCGCCATTCGTCCAGGCGACGGCGCAGGCGGCAGCCACCAGGAGGGCCATGGCGAGCCAGCGGTACGGTGCCGGAATCAGCGCGCCCATTACGCGGCCTCGGGCACGTCGTCGGCGCCGGCGTCCAGCCGGGCGTGCCGCGCATAGGCGGCGGCCAAGCGGGCGTCGTAGCAGTTTTCCTTGTACGCTGCGCCGTTGTAGATCCGGGCGAATTCGGCCCACTTGCGCGACTTCAGCGCCTTGTGCAGGGCCGGGTCCGCTTCGATGAACAGGACGAAGGCGGCCAGCTGCAGGGCCTCCGACACGGCCATGGCCCCGGCGAAGGCCTCGGCGCTGTCGTAGCCGCACACGGCGTAGTGGTAGCCCATGACCTGGAACTGGCCCCAGCTTGCGCTCTGCAGGGCGCAGCCGCTGTCGATCTGGCGCGCCAGGCCGAGCCGGTACCATTCGCCCTCGTTGCCGCGATAACCGCCGCGCTTCGGATTGACGATGTTCGGGTAGAGCTGCGCCAGGTCGTCGGCATCCCGGCCGGCTTCCTTGAGCTGGCGGTACATCACGTGCCGTTCGTACAGGATCACCGGGCGGCCGTCAGGCAGGAAGCCATGACCGAGGCTCTCGACCTCATTGACCGCCATCACCGAGGCAACGGCCACGCCCAGGGTGGCCGCGGCGGCCTCGATGTCGGCCTGGCGCAGCAGGCGCGGATCGGCGACGCCGGTCCGCAGCGCCGCCAGCGTCTTCGGCCCGGCGATGCCATCGGCGACCAGCCCGGTGCGGCGCTGGAAGGCGATGACGGCGGCTTCCGTCTTTCCGCCGAACCAGCCGTCGTGCTCGACGTCGTAGCCGGCGGCGGTCAGCCGCTCCTGCAGGGTGCGCACGTCGGCGCCGGTATCATCCTTGCGTAATTTTTCGCTCATGGCGGCGGTCCCTTTTCAGCCAGCGGTGGATGCAGTTGTCGTAGTCGGCGGTGTGGAAGATCTCGACCACGTTGCCGCGCGCGGCCAGCAAGGCCACCAGCAGCACGAAGTGCAGGAACACGGTGGCCGCATCGGGCGGCGGCAAATGTCCGAGCAAGGCCAGCAGCGGCACGGCGCCGGCGGCGATGGTGATCAGGTAGGCGACCAGCGACGCCACCGGGCGGAACTGCGAGCCCCGGCGGCGGTAGAAGACCAGGCGCAGGCACAGCGCGGCGCAGATCGCAGCGTCCAGCGCGGTGAGGGCGGTGGTCATGGCCGTCGCCTCAACAGATCGAACAGGCTGGCGACGTTCTGTCCGAGGAGCCAGATCAGCAGCTTCACGGCGGTGGTGGACACCACCAGGGCGCCGACGCCGGGGCTGACGACGACGCTGCCGAACAACAAGGACTCGATGACTTTGACGCCGCTCCCCGCGCCGAGCAGCCCGGCGAAGAACGCCGGAAAGAAGAAGCCGATCTTCTTCGCGGCGTTGAGTTCGTCGCTGGCCATGACGAAGACCACGGCGCCGGAGAAGGACCCGAGCACCACGGCGGCATCGACGCCGGGCAGCAGGGACAGGATGGCGACGCTGGTGACGGCGGCGGCGGCAGTGGTGGTCGGTTCGGCGGCCATGTCAGTCCCAGAGTTGGAGAAGGGTGTTCTGCACCGGGGCGGTCGCCTGGTCGGGCAGGATGACCGGGGTGCCCATCGGCAGCACCGGGCCGAGCGCGCCCAGCCCGGGGTTGGCGGACAACGCGGATTCGGTGACGCCGGCGGTGCGGCCGAGATGGCGCTGGCAGATCTGGTCGAGGGTGTCGCCCTGGAGCGCCGCGACTTGCATCAGATCAGCTCCACCGTGCAGCGGCCGACGCCCTGAATGTCGCTGATCGCCCAGCGCGCATCGCGGCGCAGATCGTCGATCGGGTTCTCCAGCACGTCGGCCTTGCGGTCGCCGCGCGCGGTGGTGTCGAAGTCGCGGTAGCGTTCGATCAGCCCGGCCTTGGCCAGGCAACCGACCGCGCGCCGGTAGCGGTGCACATGGATCGACTCGTCGTCGATCTCGGTCGCCGGCACCGCGATCAGCGTGGCGTGGCCGGCGGCGATCTGCAGCTGGCGCCAGGCCTCGAGCTCGCCGTTGACCGAGGCCATCGCCTCGATCAGCGCGACGCGCAGGCGCTCGGGGGTGATCGTGCTGTCGACGCGCAGCGCGTCGCGGATCTGCGCCGGGTCGATCTCCGGCCAGAAGTCGCCGTTGCCGATCGGCGGCTCGAGCGCGTCATTGACCGGGCTGGTAGTCACGAAGCTCATGGGAAGCGCGTCCTCATCACCCGCAGGCTGCCCTCGGCCACGCCGACGTTCGGCGCGGTGGTCTGCCAGCGCCAGTACCAGCGGCCATGCGCATCGAGGTCCAGCTCGGCGTGGTACAGGCCGACGCCGTCACGCACCACGATGCCGGCATCCGGCGAATAGGTGTGGGTGGTCGCGACACCGCCTGGCGGGCGCAGCTTGAGCGCGAGGCCGCCTGGATCGACCAGGGCACCGGTCGCCGCGTCGATGACCGACAGGGAAATCCGCGTCGCGTCGCCGATGATGTAGTCATTGTTCAATTCGGACATCCCGGGCAATGAGGTGCGTGGTCCGCGCGTGGCTGGTCTCCAGGCGGTAGCCGTGGATCCGCGGGCGGGTAACAAAGTCGGCGACGACGGAGGCCTGCGCTTGGGCGAAGGCGGCGAGCGGGATCTCGGTGGTCAGCGATCCGCTGGCCACGGCCTGGGCGATCGCCACGGCGGAGAGCTGCACTTGCGCGGTCAGGTCCCCGCCGGCGCCGGCGGCAGCGGCAGCATCACCGGACAACACGATCTGCACGGTCAGCGTGCCGCTGGCAGCCGCGGCACCGCTGGCGAGCCCATCGAGGGGAATTCCCGTGTCCAGCCCGGCCGCAGCCGCTGCCTCGGCCAGCGCCGCGCCCGACAGCGTGATCTGCGCGTTGAGGATCCCATCGGCGGCACTCACGGCGACGGCCGCGGCGGAAAGCGGAATCGCGGTGGTCAGCGTCCCGCCGGCGCCGGCGACCGATAGCGCGACGCCGGCCAGGGCAATGCCGCTATCGAGGGCACCGCTGGCGGCAGCGGCCGCGGCGGCATCGCCGGACATCAGGGCGAGGTTCTGCCACAGCCAGTTGGTGTTGCCGCCGCCATCAAAGCTCGATGCCCCGGCGTAGAACGTCGCCGCCGGCGAGGCTGTGGCGTTGCGCAGACTCAGATCGCGGCAGGCCACCACGCCGCCGCCGGACTTGGCCAGCGTGTAGGCGGCATCGGTGACGCCGGCCAGCGTGGTCAGGTTGGTGGCGGTGAATTGCGCATTGCCGTTGCGGGTGTAGGTTTCACCGGTCACCGCGACAACCGTATTTCCAGAGCCTGAGTAACGGCTTGGGTCAAAATCAGCGACCGGCGAGCCCCCGATGGTCGTATATCCGCGGACCCGCTTGCCCTTGCCGGTCAGCGAGGCAAAACCGCCGCCCAACAGACCAAACACATTGAACTCCAGGGTCGAGGCATAGATCGCCCCGGTGACCCCGGCCACCGTCGCGCCCAAGGGCGTCCACGAGACTCCATCGTTCCCGGTCGAGTACACGATGTTTCCCGTGCTGGCTGTGCGCTTCACCTGCATCCAGAAGTCCTGACCGCTGGTAATCAACGAAGTCACGCTGGCCGTCGATAGATACGGCCCTAACGAATTTGTTCCGTCCGTGCTCAGATACAAGGACAGCAGCCCCCCCGGCGTCACCGTCAGCAGGAACGCCAGGTTCGGGGCGGCATACCACTTGCCCAACAAAATGGTGTTCGTGGCCCCGGAGAACGCTGGCGGGGTGATGCAGATATCAAACTGGAAGTCATTGACGAACGCATTCCCCACGCCATTCGGGGTACTAAATCGGGTGAGGGTGGTGGCCCCATCACACCACACGCACGGCGCATCCGTCCCTGTCGCCACTCGGCCATCGATGTGCCAGGTCGCGGCGGTCTGCGTGGTGCCGGCGGCAAATTGCACAGTCATGCCGGGATCGACACGGAAGTCGTTGAAGGTATTGCTTCCAGCGCTGATTATCGCGCGCGCCGCCCCGGTCCCGGTGATCCAGACATTGCCGTAGCTACCGCTGTTCAACTGGTAGGTAACGTACCCCGACGTCGACGCAAGATTCAACTTCAGCGTACTAGTTCCGGCGTTCCATGTTCCGCCGTTGTGCACGAAGCAGGCGAAAGCAGCAGGCGATGCTGAATAGTTGATGAGTACCGTTGACGCCCCGAGATTGATTACCCCACCCACTTGGCTGAATCGGGTAGTCAGCGAAATGCTGTAGCCGTTGCTGGTGAAGGTTCCCGATGTCGTGGTGATGTTGGCAGCCGATATGGCATCGGCAAGACTGTACGTTCCGCCCGAAGTGTTGATGTTGAGAAAGATCGACGACATCGAAACACCCGCGCTCGTGATCGTATGGGAGCCTCGACCCTTGAATTCAAAAGTGCTTCCGGCATTCGTGGTCATGCCTGCGCCAAAAGTGAGCGAACCGAAAATGTAATGCCCTGTCGCTGCGCCGCTAAACAACGGCGCATTCGTCACGCCGGTCCACGTGATGTCTTTTCCGAGACTGGGCATGTCCCTGTTGACCGTTATGCCAGTCGCGCCAAAGCTCGCGCTGTTGAAGATAGCGTTGTCCTGCGGCAGCGGCACGCGCCCCGCGCCACCTGTGCCGCCAGACCCAAGAAACCAATTCGCCGCGTCCGACCAGTTCTTTGTGCCGGTGGTCGGTGCGTAGAAGTATTGCGGGGCAGCCGGCGTGAAGGTGATGCCGGAGTTGCCGAGGTGGTCGCCGATGGACGATCCGGTGGCAAACGGCGCGGCGGCGCCGGCCCCGATGATGTCCATGAAGTTGGTGTAATTGCTCGCCGCATCGATGGCCGCCGCCGTTATGGTGCGCGGCGTGCCCAGCGTGTCCGACTCAATCCGAAGGCGGTTGACGGCGCTGTTGCCCAGGTATTTGAGGGTGCCGGTGACGACTTGATTTGCCGCCAGGGTGAAGGCCGCATCCGTCTTTATCGCTCGCCCCAGGAGCGTAAGATTCCCGAAGGTATTCGCTCCAGTGATTGCCGTACCCGCTGCTTGATTCGTCATCGATACCGATCCGGTATAGGACAGGCCGCCGCCGGCGAATGCGCCTACAGTGATGACGATGCTGCCTGTCGTGCCCATAGTCAGCGTGAAGTTCGTCGGTGAGGTGCCGACTCCCCAGGAGCCACCACCACCGATCAACGTCATGGTTGATCCATTGAAGGTCAGGGCGCGGACGTTCGAACCGTCCCCTCTAAAGCTGTACGCCTGCACAGCCTTTCCATTCAGGTCGAGCGCGCCCTGGTTGAGCTGTAGCTGAGCATTGACCTGCAGATTGTCCTGAAGCGTGTATCCAGCTCCAGCGCCGGAGACGATGAGCGCCCCAGCAAGCACCACCCCGTTCATGGTGACGGTCTTCCCGGTGCTGGTGGCCCACAGATTGATGGAACCGGTCAGAGAGTTCGTCATCCCTGACAGCATGGACAGACTTCCGTAGACCACAACAGCCTGTGATCCAGTCAGCGTAATCGTCCCGCTCACGCTCGGCGCGGCGTCGAACATCAGGTCGCGGCAGTTCGCCGTGGCATCGACGGTGACCGTGTAGGCAGTGGCGTTGCTCGCGGCGTCGAAGTGCGCATCCGTGGTGGATGTCGGCAGATTTCCCGCACCCGGCGCGCCACCGGATACGGCCGCCCAATGGTTGGCCGCATCACTCCAGTTTCCGCTTCCGCCGACCCAATACGGCATGGCCTACCCCTGCCCGCCCAGCGCCGCGATCTGCTCGGCGATCTGCACGGCCTGGGCTTCGAGGATCGGCACGACCACCTCGGGCGGCGCGAGGGTGACGATCTGCTCTTGCGTGGCGGCCTGCTGCGCGACCAGGGCGTCGAGCCGCGCCTGCAGCTCCTCGGAAGTCGGCGCCGGCGGGACGGCGCTGATGGCGGCCTGCCAGTTGTCGTAGCGCGCCTGCATCATGGCGAGGATCTGGCCGTCCGTGTATTGCGCACGATCGGCGGCGTCGACGAAATGCAACGCGTCGCTGTAGCCATCGATCTCGAAGCGGATGACTACCGGCTGCGATTCGGTGAAGTTGAATGGCATTACGCGAATTCCCGGTCCAGTGCGCGCTTACGCATGGCCGCGGCGGATCAGTTGTCGACCTGGATGGTCAGGGCGCCGGCGGCGAAGCTCGGCGCGGCGTCCCCGTTGTTTATGGTCTTCGGCAGGGTCAGTGTCTGGCACAGGATCGCGTTGCCGCCGCTGGCCGCGTCCCAGATCCGGAAGCTCAGCACCTGGCCCCAGTTGGCCGTGGGCGCAGGGAAGGTGACCGCGGCGTTGTTGCTGGTGGTGCCGCTGGTGCCGCTGCTGGCGGTGGTCGAGCCGGCCGCCTGCGTGCCGGCCCAGGCCGCCAGGCTGGCGGCGACGGCGACGCGCGCGTAGCTGCCGCCGGTGACCTCGGTACCGCCGCCGGCTTCGGTGCAGGCGCCGGTGTCGAGGCCGATGTAGAGCGTCGCAGGCGGCGTGAACGTCTGGCCGCGCAGCATGTGGTCGACGATCTTGTTTTCCCAGTAATCCGTGAAGGCGCCGGCGACGGCCGCGCCAGAGGTTGCCAGCATGGTCGCCAGCAGGATCAGCGGGATCAGCAGCAGGCGGGCGAGGGGGGTCTTCATGGTGTGCTCCTTGTCGAATGAGGGGGCGGTGGTCGGGGGCTGCACCGGGGAAAGGAGGTAACCCGGATTCGCCCCCGAGCCGCCCGGCTGCGGGGTCCGCTCTGTGTCAGCCGCCGCCCGCGCCGGCAGCGCCGGCAGGGGCAGGGGCAGAGTTCTTGATTTCGCGCTCGATGCGCTCGATGTCCTTCTTGACGCCGACCTTGGCGTGCAGCGCGAGGGCCTGCTGCAGATACTCCAGCGCCTCCGGTTTTCTGCCGTTCTGGTCGAGGCTGTAGCCGATGCCCTTGAGCAGCTTGGCGCGCACCTCGTCTGGCATGTCCTCACTCGCGGTCAGCATGTGAGCCACGTGGAGCCACGAGCCCACCTCGACGCTGATGCCGTCCTTGAGGCGCAGCGCGTAGTCGGCGAACTCTTCAGCGATCAGACAGCCGGTGCTGCGCTTGTACTGATCGGGCATCGCCAGCTTGTGCTCGATGGCGTAGCCGGCGATGGCCAACGCGCCCTCGAGGTCGCCGACATCGACGCGCCAGACCATGACGGTCATCAGCACGTCGTCCTGCACGCCCTGGTTGCCGGCGAGGACGCCCTCGATCCACGGCACATACTCGGGCAGCAGGGTGCGCTTGACCTCGATGCGGCGCTCGATCGACTGCAGCTCGTGCAGCCGGCGCTTGTCCTCGGCGAGCTTGACCAGCATCAGCTCGT